GTTGATGGATTGATCAAATCCTAATAGATCTTCTTTGATTTTAAGCAGTTCGCTGAGTATCGCCATGATTGGTCACCCAAACATCTGAGAGAAAGAATTCTGCACGCCTGCTGTGGATTGTAGATCCCAATTCAACACGCCTAGCAAGTTGCTCATCTTTTGATCAACGATAGTACCTTCCATGCCATCATGATCAAATGGTAGATCTTTGAACCACTGTGGTAGATGTAGCTCGTCGATTGGATAGCCAATGCTGGTGTATCCCATTGGGTTATCACGTAGCTTGCAAACGATGGTCTTCTGACCATCCATGATGCTCTGGCTGTAATTGTCACCGTTCATGCGTTTCAATGTGTTCCAATTTATCGCAGCTCTGACGTGCCCGGGCATGTTAGCACGACCCTGCTTCTTTTCGAGATCACCGTAATAGGTCAGCTTGTTAACACGCTTAGGAGTGCCTTTCTCCCATGCAGGACGTTCAGCAAATCGAGCCCGAAACTCTGTGATCTTATCTAGCACGTCTATTTCATTAGCACCAGTCAGAGTATCCATGAGGATCTCACTGAGAAAGTCCTGCACTACCTTGGGAGTGTCTGATCGCTTGAGATCCAAGCCCATGGCTTTGACTTTGCCTGGCTTTCCGCTGACGTCTTGCCGCTTGCCTTCCTTGTCATAGATCAGCACAGCATAACGCTTCTTGGTGATGTACAAACCCTTGCTAGCAACTAGTTCTCGGCCACCTTTGATGATTTCACCTAGGTCTCGGGGACAATGGAATGCCTGTTCCATGAAGGCCGGGAAGCTGCTATTGACCTGATCAGCGATGCTGTCATACAACTGCACGCACACGTCCTTGTTCCATTCCATCCTCCCTTCAGATACTTCTTGTTTGATCGCCGGCCATGCAGTGAAGTAAACAGAGTCAGTGTCACCGTAGATGATGCTGTCACCCAGATGGTCATACTTGCCTGTGATGCACTCATTGACATAAGCGTCCATGTGGCGTGCGATCACACGCCCAGTCAGCGTGGTTGACTGTCCGATGCGCTTGTCAAAGAATCTGCAACCTGGATTTAAGATGGCACCATAGAGACTGTTCAAGTTAATCTTCTTGACTAGCTGGCGCTTGTCCCAGAACTCGATCTGTTCTGCATCTTTGACTTCAATTGCTTTCCCAAGTTTGGCCTGCATTTCTTTACGTTCGCTATACCAACGCTTTAGCAGTCCAGGGATCACAGCTTGTTTCTCATAGCTGAAGATCGTGCCATTGGCGCTGAGTATCCACGGTTGGTTGCTGTCAAACAGCATCTTCCATAGTTCGGCACCGCTGTGCATGGTTGCTTGGCCGTCTTCCCAATCAACGGTTATCTCTGTTCCGCGCTGTTGTTCCATGACCGCAGTGTATTCCAGGCTACCAAACAGTCCTTCCCATGCTTCTGCGAAGCTGCTCTTCTCTTTGACCATCTTGTTTTGTATGTAATTGTCAGTCATTATAGGACGTAGCTGTCCAACGATCGCTTCATTGCCCATGTTCAATGCACGGATGGCTGAGGGATACAGTGAGTTGATGTCAATAGCACCGATCCAATCATGCAATCCTTTCTTGGGATAAGCTACATACGCACCAGCAGCCTGGGTATCAGTACCGTGGTCTTGCCTATTTGGCACGACCAATCCCTGGGCATGTGCTTCGTTGATGATCGCTTGTTCAGTCACCGCGACCGCACCCATTGTAGTCTGGATCAGCACAGTGTTTTCATGTGCTAGTGTGTTGCTGAGATCCAGGAACTTGAGCTTCTCATCCAGCTTGCCTAATAGTGCGACGTCTTGCCTGTTGTACTCGATAAACTTCTCAAAGTCCTGATTGTACAACTGATCTAACGTGCCTTCATATGGCGTCTTGGTATCGCCTAGTTCATATTCAACGATGGCTTGCAAGCTGTAGCTGTGGCGTTCTTCATAGGTATACTTGCGATAGAGATTCATGTAGTCTACATGAATCCTGCCAATGAGATCATAGGTCTGTCGTGATAACCCAAACTTCTCATATTCTCGCGGTTTAGGCAATTGATCCCACAAGCAGAAGCGTCTCGTATCGTCCTTGCTGAGTATGCGTATAGTCCGGTTCACGGTGTAAGGAATGTCGTAACCTTCTGAATTCCATCCGCTGAGCACATCAGCATCAGCGATCAGATCGAGGAAGGTCTTGAGTAGCTCTGTTTCCTCGTAAAACATGAAACAGTTTTCAAACTTAGCAGCGATGTCAGCCGCTGACTCTGGACTCATGTTGCGTGGCGGCATGGCTAGCGTTACGATCTGATTGATCCATTGCAGATATACCGTGATAGCAGTGATCTTAGTAAATGGATCTTCTGGACTAGAGAATCCTCGCTCGGGATCAAAATCAGTCTCGATATCGAAGAATGCCACTTGCAGCTTTGGTGCATCCATGTGCTGGTAGTTCTCAGCCAGGCAGCGGAACACGGGATTAATGTCGCTTTCCCAAAGCTTCTTGCCCTTGTGCATGCTGACTTCCTTGCGGAACTCTTTGTTGCTGCGGCAACTAAATCGGTTTACTGGTGTGTCATATATGGTCCTGAACTTACCGCGAGGGTCATCGTAGTAGAACATATACTGCGCAGGGTACTCTCGGTATTCTCTGCGTCCGCTGACACGTTCAACGATATGGATCCGATCACGTTCGCGATCAAAAAGGGCATCTACGTATGGCATTTATACTCCTGGCCATTGTGGCGGCTCACCGTCTGCATATGGATTAGGTCCACGACACCATCTCTACTTACATTACACTTGAAAGAGATTAAGGTCAATCAACGATCTTCTTGACCATCGCGATCAATTCTTCCATCTTTTTATGATTTGACGAACTAACTGTCTCATAAAATCCATCAAAGAACCAAGATCTATTATGTTCAGCGTTCTCTGAGGCTAAGTTAATCAAATCGTTAGTTGGCATCCTTAATAGTTTATCTAAGGTATTAGACTGTCTGATGATCGGATCATGATGATCATCATAATAATGATCTTCTATTTGAAAACCAAATTCTCTGAGACGCTGGACCCATCTTTTGTCGTTAAACAATGGTAATGATCCACTGATAAGTGGTTTGAAAGATTTCTCAGTCATAAACCCCTCACCGTAATATGGGCTCGATTCGACTACTACATTTATCACGCAATCTTGGTACAATAAGTTATTCACTGACCAAGCATGGCTTAAATCAGTGGGCGATTGATAATAATCATCCATCGGGCAAGGTATCGACCGCTGTAATTTTTCAAATGACTTGCTCAATCTATGTGTCGTAATGAAATCCAGCAAACTGTTGTCTAGGTAATCAGGGATATGTGCTACAGAAAAAATTCCGTCTGGTTTGTCAATGATACAAGTTGCTAATGCCGTGCGAGGCCAAGATGATCGATAAGATGCGAATCCCCATTTATGTCGCCTAACATCAGCTGATCGAAACATATGGATATCTGGATTTCCGTACCACTTTCTGAGGAGATGTAGATGATCAAGTCGGTGTACGGTTATGTCTGGAAATTGGCTGCTGCTTACTGCATTACTAACTAAGATTATGTTTTTTAGATCAAATCTCGGCCAATAGGTTTTCATCTGTTGTAGCTGAGCAGTCAACCATTCTGCATCAATAGGGTCGCCATGGAAGGTTATAACATAGCATTGTATTCCAGGAACCAACGGTAAATTTAATCCTTCCTGACCTGGCCATATTAGATTAAGTCCAAACCAAACAGCATCTTTATTTCTAACCTTTTCATAGAGAGGTCTGTAGAGATCTAATATCTCAGTCCTATGATTACGGCCGATCTCAGATAACAGCCCATGATCATATGCTAATGCAGGTCCTATATCCCTGAGGTTTGGTTCCTTCATTGCAGCAACAGTCCTGCTATATAGATAATGGTCAATCCAATGTTGAACCAAAGCAGGCTTTGTTCTTTCCACAAGAACCCAACCAATATCCACATGGTATTACCAATGATAAAGAAGTAATGATGCAGATATAGGTTGGGCACGAAACTGGCCAAGCAAGCTGCTGCCAACACGACGGCAGTTGCTAACCAAGCTAACCATTGGTATGGCTTCATGGATTGTCTAGTTTTCCAACAGCGCCGAGTATGTTCTCGAGCATGCTGTGATCATCGCTGTGTTTACCAAAATCGCCCTTGTGCGCGATCGAGATAGCCTTCTTGAGCACCGCTGGCTTGATCTCCATCTCTTCAGCTACAGCTTTGATGGTATCACTCAAGCTACCATTTAGATCTTCTACTTCTTGCATCACAGTCGAGCCTTCACGGATCAACTGTGTTAGCTTAGCTTTTTCTTCTGCGTTAAAATTACGATCAGTCATATTGGTTCTCCTTATAGAAACACTATAACATGCTACTGCTTGCTTGTCTAGATTAAATTACGGATGTCCTTGGCCGCGGGTCTTTTTGTAATTCCTGCGAGCATCTTTGTTCTTGGGTCTAGAGGCTTTGGCCATACCGAGGCTAGTGCGTTTCTTAGCACCGGCTTTCTTAAACATTACCTTAGTAGCAGCAGTTGAACCACTTTTCTTAGCCATGGTATCCTCCTTGTCAGATGTTTTATTTACAGATAATCATCCAAAACTAGGGTTATTAACAGATGGCATCATTTATTCGATTTACTCTACGATCCGAGTACCAACGGCGGAAGTTAACCCTGTTAGCTGACATCTTTCGATCATGCTTCATCTTCACTAACCGAGCGATCATCTTTCGAGCATGCCCCCAAGGGGCGATCACGTCAAGCAGCCAAAGTTCCTGTCCGCTGCCATGGTCCTCACGCGACAACAAAGATCTGTGGGCAGTTAGTTTCAACTCGCTGATTGATCTAGAAAAGAGACCCCAGCTAGCATAGGCTATGGGCTTGCCATCCTTGTGTTCCAGGAAATAGTTGCCCAGCAGCATAGGCCAAATCACTTCGGCGCAGACGGTGTGTATGTCGTCATCCTTGTGATTGATGCTGTGTTCTGCTAACCACATGTAATCGAGGAAATCCTGATCCAGTGCATTGGACCAATCTTTTACCTCTGATCTGATGGCTCGCAAGAATTCCTGCGCTTTGTTCTTGCGGTTAGTCAAAATAAAATCATTAAACATGCATGTATTTAAGGTTAGAAAAAGTGAGGGCATTACTCTCTCCTAGTTACGCGGCTTTTTGTTTTATTTTAATGCCGTCGTGCTATTTAAGTAGTAATTGTAAGGTAAAAGTAGCCAGTTTTAATCCTCGCTCCAGACCAGTGCGCATTCTGCCCTTGATACAGCCTGAGAACTCAATACCGCGATGCTTAATTGGCTTCCGGGCGGTACGGTGATGCGATAAGCACTGAGATCAACATTGATGGTTCCGTTGATGCCCACCAGTGCTGAATAGATTGGCGTGTCAACGGTCAGATCAAATGTGCCATCTACTGTGCTAGAAACCTCATTACAATAAGGTATATTAAAATACAACTGCGGCACACTTAGGCTAGTGGGTTCAAAGAACAGATAGACATAGGCAGGATCGCTGCCTTGTATGCTCATGCTGAGGCTCTTGACTATAGCTTCCTTAGTGTTGATGAGGTAGTTGCCATTGTTCGCACCAGCTAGTCCGTTAGTGACCACTGAGTTTTTAACTGTTAAAAGATGGTTAACTAAGTCTTTTGTTAAACCAGACTTAGTATGTGTCTTGCTGCGGGTCAGTTCGTTGAGGAAGATGGTTCCCTCGACAGCACCATACATGCTGGCGCCTTTGACCACCAGGTTAGTGTTATTGGTAATGTTGTAAGCAGCATAGGTTATCTTAAAGCTGGGATTATCAACGTGTGGTTTTGTGTGCTGATTGACATAGTGTTCCCTGTGGACGTAGACCATTGCTCCGCTGGCCTGATCTTCCATGGCGTAGCTTATGACGCCTGCACCTAGCCAACGCAGTGAGATCTGATAGACGTTCAGCTTGGTTGGATCCAGTGTCATCCCGCTGGGGTTGGTGTCAATCTGGTTGCTACCATCCATCTTGTCCACGTTCCAATCTTCCTGGTAAGTCCAATGATCAGTCTGT